CGCATGAGTTAAGTGTTAATTGAATAGTATTTATTGTTTATTGTTAAAGCCATTCAAACGTGAGTGGCTTTTTCTTTTCTACACGTACGAATACTTCCCCGTTGAAGCGTTGACCTCGAAATACATTCGCATCATAATCGCATCCGCGTAATCTGGAGAACGATTCAACATGGCTTTGATTTCATCCTTAGAACTTACTGCTTTTTTCTTATCCTCTTTCGTGCGATCACGTACCAAATCCAACTCTTTAATGACGCTATCCCTCTTCGAATGGTCGGTTATGTATAACTTATTGTCGCGAATGTATTCGGCCAACTTGAAATAACACTCCGACTTCAAATTAGAGTAGTGAATTTTATCTTTAGCTGAAGATCCATTGTTGAATTCCTTGCACCTCAGTAGACCAGCAACACCAATACCCAAGCCGTCAGCATCCACGATTACATTATTAAGTCGAACACCATTATCAGTTGCGAGTTGGCGTATGATTTCAGCAACTTCATGCGGGTACTTATGATTGAATTCGTGAAACCTTACGAGGTGTAATCCCTTCCAAACACAAATGATTGTCCTATCGTTGCCCATTGCCGCAGGATCGCAGGTTATGAAACCTTCGCCAATGATGGTGTCACGACTGACGAACATTTGAAGTAGTGCATCCGTTTGAAATAGCAAGTCGGGCGCATTGTCATAATCCCAATCACCAAGCGCCAATCGTTTATAATCCTTTTCGCTCAATGACTTCAATGTTTGTTCGTAGACTTCGCGGTTTTTCATCAATGTGTTATCACTCAAAAGCGATGGGATGAATATTCGGTTACTCGGTAAATTCCCCTCCTTATTCGGTGAATAATATTCATTGTAGAGATACCCCTTCGATGGGTTGCAAGTCATCAGTATTTTCGGCAACGGGCGTTCACGATCCCCAATTAAATTCAATCGAAGTCGTGACCCAAGCAATTCAAGTCCGCGCCCTGGTACTTGTTGCGCCTCATCGACAAAAGCATCTGCGCCCTCGTAGCCACCCAAATATCCATAGTCGGGGTCACTCGGTTGGTAGGTAATTTCTTTGAACACGATTTGCGAACCATTGAAAAACGTGATTTCAAAATCTTGGCCGTTGAATTTGTAATGCACGCCCTCTCGAAGTTTGTGGAGCGCAAGCACGGACCAAAATGTATTGAGCGTTGTTTGTCTAATAGCCTTTAATTCAGATCGGACAATCAAACCGCGCGTGTTCGGGTACATTAAACGCCTACGTATCTGCCAATAACACCCGAGCCACGTCTTACCACCACTAGCAGCACCACCATAAAGTACGTGCGTGTAATCGCTAGACCAGTGAAGGGCGCTAAGTGCTTGTATCTGTTTCTCACTTTTCTCAATTTTGATCTTCATACGTCAAAGATAAATCAACTTTTACGCTAAAAAGTTTATATGCATTACCAATAATCATCTCGTCAATCTTAGATGGTCAAATCATATTCAACATGAACATCAAGGAAAAAATAAACGCATTGTTGACCAAGCATGGACTCAATTTGTCAGTTGAAGAAACTGCACAAATTGAACTTGCGGCCACATCGAAGGCAGCAGACGGCAGCGAAATAGGCACACCAACCGAATTTGTTGCAGGTGCTGAAATCTTCGTAGTGATCGAAGGCCAACCAACCGCAGCGCCCGATGGTGAAATTGCAATGGAAGATGGCACGACCATCATTGTCAAAGAAGGCAAGATCGAAGAAGTGAAACCGAAAGCCGAAGAAATGTCAAGCGATGTTTTGCAAGCAATCGAAAAAATGTCAGAGCGCATCAGTGCATTGGAATCAACCAACGCAACGCAAGCAACCGAATTGACCGCTGCCAACGAATCCATCAAGGATTTGAACACGAAACTTTCAGCAGCAGAAAAGAAAGCAACAGACGCACAAGCCGAAGTTGTGAAACTTTCCAAGACCGCAGCAACTACGTCTGTAAAAGACAATGGCGCTGTGGAGTTGAAAAAAGAAAGTGCCGAATCTAAGTCAAAGGCTCAGGAGTTTTTGGAAAGCAGAAAACACTTTCGCTCAGTTGTGGAAAATGAGCTAAACAAAAACTAAATAATGGGCAAGTACAAACTTAAAGAAGGAGTTGTATTGTGGCCATTTGGCAAGCAGTGCGAGCCTATCACAAACGAAAACCTCACAGATGCAATAGCTGAATATCTAATCGATTCAGACAAGGCATCAAAGGTTGATTTTATCAAGGAAAAATAAATTTCAAAAATTAATAACACACCAAAATGGCTATTTCTTATTCAAAAGTAGATATTCGCGGAAAGGCAGTAGAGCCAGTGTTCGCGGAAATCCTATTCAAAAATGACACGATTGCAAAGGGTCTTGTCAACTTTCAAGAGAATGTAAAATCTGACACTATTGTAACTGAGTACGGAGCTACCGTTGCAATGCAGGCGTATATCTCAGGCGCGCCAACTGCGTCGGGAGCGAACACATTGACCGACAAGTCAATCACTCCCGTTAAACTCATGTATTATGATGAGTTTGATCCCGAAACCTTGCGTCCATCAAGATTCAATCGCGACATGGCGGCTGGTGCATGGAACATTGGCTCAAGCGAGTTTGAAAATTTGGTAATGACTGAGTACGGTGGTAAAATCGCGAATGATGTTGAATCCAAATTCTGGAACAATGCACTAGCCGCGACAAAAACAGCGGTTGCAGCACTAACTCCAGGAGCAGGTCAAACATCAGTGGGTGCAGCCGAACAAACACTTGTTGCCGCAACTACCGCGGGATTGTTCGATGGTGTAATTACTACCATGATATATAACTCTCCATATCAAGGCGCAGCAGCAGGCGTTGGAGGTCGTGTTAAAGTTGCAGGAACAACTATTACGAGTTCAAACATTGCAACTGAATATCAAAAAATTTACTCGGCAATTCCTGCGAAAGTATTGAATGGTAATTCGGGCGAAGCGCCACTGATTTACGCGCCATATTCGCACAAGCAGATGATCAATATTTACAATGTGACAGCTACGTATCGCGACTTGTTCAGTGTAACAAATCTCGGTCAGCCAACGGAATCATATTTTTACAACGGTGTGAAAATTGAATTTGTACCAGTGCCTGAAAATGTTGTGGCATGTGCACCTCCATCACATATCATGTGGTTGTGCGACTTGCAGGCCGACATCGCGACATTGATGATTGATAAGATCGCTAACAATCGCGAGGATCGATTCATTAAGGCTATCATGACGCAATACGCTTGGGTTATTCGCCAATCAATGAACGTATTGTACGTAGGCTAATCAATTTGAAATAATCAGAGAAAACGCCATCCGATTGTGGTGGCGTTTTTTCTAAATACCAATAAAAAAAATGAGTTGCAATTTATCGCAAGGGGAAACGCTTCCCTGCAAAATATTCCCAGGAGGAATCAAGGAAATTTTCCTTTTCCAAACTGCTGACTTTAACGGCATCGTTGGTGGATTGACCATTGACTCAAGCACGAAGGTAATCACTGCAATCGCGGGCGCTGCTGACGAGTTCACTGCGTATCGTTATGAGTTGAAAACGGGTGCTGGTAACACGTTCCTTGAAACTCCAGAATTCTCAGAAGAGGGTGGCGTTGCGTACAATCAAGAACTTCAAATTTCATTGCTTGGATTTTCGGCTGCACTTCGCAAAGAGTTGATAAGCGTGGTCGCTAATCGCAGGCTTTTGATTGTTGTTCGCGATAGCAACAACAACCTAGTGTTGATGGGCTATGACAATGGCGCAGAAGTAAGTGCAGGCACGATTGATCGTGGCGCTCAATTGAGTGACTTCCACGGACGAAAGTTGACTTTTATGGCGAAGACCGCGCAACCTGCGTATTTCTTAGCGCCATTCACGACTACTCCGTTGGACAACTTCACTGCTATTGATGTGAGCCCTGCCTACGCCTAGTTTTGATTTGATTTTATATTTTTAATTGTTCGAAAAGGGTGGGTAATTTGCCCACCTTTTTCACTTAAATTTGAATCATGGTATATCTCAATTTTAACGAAGCAGATCAAACGGCTTACTTCACACTTGATGAAGGTAGACAATATTTTTCAGAAGCGTTTACGCATTATTTATGCGTGCTTTGTAAGGCAGATGGCACTACGGATTTGGAACAGATAGACCTTGCGCAGGTGTTAGAAGTGGTGAATGAGAATCAACGCACGACTGAGGTATTAATAACCACGATCGGGCTTGAAAATTCTGGTGAATATGCGTACTATATCTATGGTCAAAATTCATCCACGAACATTGACACCGATAATAATTCGGTGGTTGGAATTGTGGAGCAAGGTTCATTGATTGTTCGCAGTGAGGTGACGCCTTTCGTTCCAATAAACGGCCAAAACAACTTTATAATTATCGACTAATGAGCGAAGAAATCCAGAAATATAAAGGCGGTTCAATGAGTGTTAACTTGGCTCAGTACCAACCCACGCCATCAACCGAAACGCTAGACCGCAAGGGGTGGTTGAAGTATGGTGATGACAACCTTTATCCAACATACCTCAAAGAGCTTGCAGAAACTTCGCCAACGCATGGTGCGCTAGTGAAGGGTATCGCTAAAATGATCGCAGGAAAGGCGTTAACCGCTTCAAATTCGATTGACCAAGGAAAGGTTGTCGCAATGAAAGTTGAACGAATTTGGAAGGCTATCTGTAATGATGTTGAATTGTTCGGAGGGTTCTATATTGAGCGCATCAAAACGCTAGATCGCAAAGGTGTTGCACGGGTCGAACATTTGCCGTTTGAAAATTGTAGGTTAGCGGTTGACGATAATATGAATGTTACGGGCGTGTATTATTCGCGCAATTGGGCAGCGATTAATAAGCCAATCAATAAGCCTCGTTACATAGCTTTGAAAGGACTTGACGCAGAAGCAGTGAGTGAGGTTTGTGTTTCATTCGTGGACGAGTGCACAAGTACTTTCTATCCAATCCCTTCGTACAAGTCTGCAATTAGTTACATTGAAATTGATAGACAGATACCAATTTTCCATGTCAGTTCGATATTGAATGGATTTTTTCCATCCACTATCATTTCGATGTTCAATGGCGAGCCAGACCCCGAAGCAAAGGCGGCAATGAAATCTTATTTCAATAGGCAAACGGGCGCGGAAAACGCGGGGCAAATCATGTTGTTGTTCAACGAAGCGACTGCACAAGCACCCGTGATCGAAACGTTTCAATTGACTGACGCGGATAAGTTGTATGAATCACTTTCGCGTCAAGCGATGGAGAAAATTATGATCGCTCACTTGGTCACTACTCCATTGTTGTTCGGTGTTCGCGGCGAGGGAAGTGGGTTCAGTTCAAATGCAGACGAACTTCGTCAAGGCTTCAAGATTTTCACGGAGAATGTTATCGTGCCTTATCGCACGGAAGCACTTCAAACATTGATGGAAGCAAGCGAATTGCGTTCGTTGGTGGTTACTCCAAATTCGTATATGGAAGGCGATGTTGTTCAAGAAAACGGAACGCCAATTGTAGATGCGGGCGAAGACGTTGCAAGTCAAGCATTGAATGGTGCGCAGATTGAGAGCCTTGTTAACATTATCACACAAGCCACGGCATCAACGATACCCATTGAAACGGCTAAGGCATTGGTGGCAGCAGGTTTCCCGATGCTTACAACGGATCAGATCGAAAATATTTTCAAAGACATTGTTCCAGGCTCAATACCGCAAGAGGCAGTACTTAGATCGGTAATTTTATCGCAGGTTCAAAAAAAAAAGATTGAACTTTCATCGGTAGACATGACCGATACAGACGAGGATTCATGGCTCAATCATCTGTATGAGAAGGGCGAAATTATTGATGAAGACGAATGGGAAGTTGTCGAAGAAATGAGTGGTGAAGTGTCAAGTATTGAGGATGAAGAAAAGATTCTTGAAAAAGTCGATTCGATGAATGCAGGGGCGGTTGAAATGTACAAGGCTTATGCTTCGCCCGACAAGAAAAGCGAAATGGATGGTGGTATTTACAAGGTTCGTTATGGTTATCCAACGAAATACGGGGCCAATTCGCGAAGGTTCTGCAAAGCAATGGCACAAGCAGCGAGCGCGGGTGTGATCTATCGTTATGAGGACATTGTACGCATGGGTGACGAAGGAGTGAATGGTGGATTCGCAGCAAAAGGTGAAAGTTCCTATTCGATTTTCCTCTACAAAGGAGGCGCAAATTGCCACCACTATTGGACGCGGAAAGTTTACAAACGCAAACGCGAAAAGGGGAAGATTTTGAAAAATGATGGATTGAAAAACGATGAGCGTATAAGCCAATCGCAAGCCAATAAAGCAGGCTTCGACTTTAAGGACAACGAATATTGGTCGGAGGCTTCAACTCGTCCTATTGACATGCCAAATCACGGATATAAAAATTAAAGAAAATGGATCAAGTACTACTTATAAACGAGGATTATATCTACCAAAATACGCAGGTAAACACAAGCGTTGAAGCAACCAAGATTTACCCATTCATTCGCCTAGCGCAGGACAAATGGATAGAGCCAATTCTCGGTACTAACCTAATGGCGAAAATCAAAACCGATGGCAGTTCAATCGCGGGTAATTATTTGACCCTACGCGATACCTACCTGCGGCCTGCCTTGTGTTGGTTTGCGCTTCAAGAAATGTTACCATCACTCAACTTCAAAATTGACAACGGATCGATCGCTCAACACAATAGCGAGAACACACAAGCCGTTGGAATGACTGAAATGAACGCGGTAATTGATGGCGCAAAATCAAACGCCCGTTACTACGCGGAAAGGATGCGCGACTACCTATGTCACAATTCATCATTGTTTCCCGAATTCTCGACCAACACGGGCGCGAATATTTCACCAACCCAAAAGCAGTTGAATAGCTTTGAAGTCAGCGGTAACAACCATTCCATGCACAGAAATAGTCAGCCAAATTACAAACGATTCTTACCATGAGCAAAACAAAGCACCATAGCCAAAGAGATCGTATATTAGCACAGAAAATAAACGCTATTATCAAACTTAAAAAGCAAAACAATGAGGACAATTCAGTGCCAAAAAAACGATAACGCCTGCATCGTAACCGATCAATACGGGAATGAGTACTTTCGCCAAGGCAACCACGTAGCAGTAGCGCCTGGACGAGTATATCCAAGTCAAAACGTACCGCAATCATTAGTGATTGAAGCGGTTGAATTCACTGCTGACGAAGATGTGAAGGTTGATGAATCGGTGTATCTGCAAGACACCAATAATATCATTTTTGATATGATCGTAGGGCCACGACCTAAGAATATCAAGAAAAGAAAATGACCACGAAAACGGCTTTAGCACTAGTTTTATTCAGCATAGCTACGTCAATAGTTGGTGGCCAAATGCTTGTGCTAATCCCCGATGAAATCAGAGCTACCAATGTATGGATGCTTTGTGACGCGGTGGCCAAAATAATGTTTGTCGGTGCTTTTTGGTTAGAATCAAAAGGCGCTTTGAAAAACGTACTATTTGGAGTATTGCTTGTGACTTTCAACAACCTACTCGATGAAGTTTTATTTGATCCAACCTTAGTTGGGTACAATGATTTGGCGCTATTACTGATAATCGCAAGTTATACCACCTTCAAAATATATGAATGAATTTTGGAACGAAGTCGGGGCATTCTTTTGGAAATCGAGCGCATACGTTGGCGCGATTGCAGTGGGTGTTGTGGCGAAAATATCTAGTGAAATTCTCATGAAGCGAAAGTTGAATATTATTCAGTGGTTCGGGATCGTTGGCATCTCGGTGTTCTTCGGTTACTTAACCGCGGTCTATTGCACCAACAACAACATGGACCAACAATCGAAGTGGTTAGTGCCTCTATCCACTTTGTTCGGTGAAAAAATCATGATCTACCTAACGACCCATTACAAGGCAATTCTCCACAAAATCATTAATCCATCACAGAAATGAGCGATCAAAAAAAGAAAGGTAAATTCTGGGAATTTGTCAAAGAGAAAGTTCAACCCGTCATCGGTGACGTGGTTTCGATTGTCGGTGACGTGACGGGTATAGAAGCCATTGAAAAAGTTGGAGATCTACTTAACCGCAAGAGGGATGAAGACGCGCAAATTGCGGCACTTGCAAGCGAATTCGAACTAAAGAAAATGGAGTTTGAAATGGAGTTGCAGCGGATGGAACTTGAATACTTCAAAATGGAGGTAGCCGATAAGCAGTCGGCAAGATCGCGAGAGGTTGAATACCTCAAAGCAACAGGCGGCAAAAGGGATTGGTTAATGGGCGCGACTGTCATAATTGCCTTGCTTATGTACGTGGGTGCATTCGCTTTCCTTGCGTTTGGCCCCGTAGTACCTAACGAAAAAAAGGATCTCTTTAACATGGGTGTTGGGCAGGTATTCACGTTCGCGGGTATGGCTTTCGCTTATTACCTCGGCACAACTCGTAGTTCACGGATGAAAGACGAAACACTTTCAAAGGCCGTAAAATGAAACGAATCCAAGTCAGTGAACATTTCTACCTAGATGAATTCATCGACCCAATAATCTACGGGAAATGGGGCGCAAAGTCATTATCGTTAATTGATAAGCGAATGATCCAAGCTGCTGAATTTATACGCGTAGGAATGGGCGCAAGTGTCACTATCAATAATTGGGCAACGGGCGGACAATACCGCGAAAGTGGACTGCGAAGATTCGACACACGTACCGGGGCTTCGATGTCGCAGCATAAATTTGGGCGTGCGATTGACGTGAAAGTAAAAGGCGCAACACCACGAGAGGTTCACGCCTTTTTAATCCAAAACGAAAAGCACCTCATCCAAACTCAGATCATTACGACCTTGGAAAACTATTCAGCAACTCCATCGTGGACGCACGTTGATTGTAGGTTGACGATGCTTGATAAGTTGCTTGTGGTTAATCCGTGAACGTGCATCCAACTATGCAGATTCATTTGATCCTCTTCATTCATGTTTTTAAAGTACTATAAACATTCGTCTATTTACGAGTTAGCGGTCATTTTAAAGAGCATCCCGACTCCGACATTACCCAGTCAAACATTCCACCAAAAAACTTTTCAGGATAGTCAAAAGCTTCTTTGCATTTTATTAGAAATAATTCCATATTTTCAAGTTCAGGTAAAAAACCTCTTTTGCAATTATCAATCATTCTGTTATTTCTTCCACCCTCTTTGGTTTTATCTCGTTCGTGTTCTCCAATCATCATAAAATGGAATGCTGATTTAATTGTAGGACTTCTGTTTTTTCCTGCTTGACAATGAATTAAAACTTTCCATTCAGGATTCCAAGTATAAATTTGATGCAAAACCTGCAATGCTCCAAAAATTGAGTTCATACCCATAACATCCCCACTTTCTCCCATTGGAAAATAATAATTCAATTTTCCTTCTTTCATTATTTCTTCTGAATTACCCAAGTAAAATTCGTCTGATACGTTAATTATTACTTGGCATTCATTATGTTTGCCATCCGCTTTATTTTGTTTCGGCACGATTTAATCAACTCTTTTACTTCGGTAATGGTGTAATGTCGCGGAACGTGTTTAAGTCGCTCTAGTGCATCGAATCGCTCAATTCCTATCCTCTTTATCAAGCCCTCGCGGTACAACAACAAGTTACCACTCAGCTCGCCATTGCACTTCTTATTGCATTGTTTCATTACATTATCTTCATGAAATCTAAGGTTCGGGTATCCATGAGCGTGGTAGAAATGTCCTGCTGCGTATTGAACATTGGCTGTCGTTCCGCAACTTATACACGGCTTGTCCTTATCCCTCATGCGAATGTATGTGTTGAATACCTTTTGGCAAATTTGGATGTAGTCGCTCAACGTCATCAACTTTTCCTTGGTTTCTTTCTTCCAAGCCACATGTTCTTTCTTCGCCTCTTTCGCCCTCGCAAGTTTCGACCATTCAATGATGCACGTTGGATTTTCACACGTCTTTTGGAACGAGGAAAAACGGGCGGTGAACTTGGATTTGCAGACTTTGCAAGTGGGCATATTGGATTAATGTAATATTTTTGGCAGGTTAGAGATAAATGTTGCGCATATTGCAGTCACAGCACAAACGCCCCTAATTTCCATAGGCCAAACAAATGGATTCAGTTCAGCTCGAATAAACGCAAACAAGCCATAGGTAATGATTGCGGGTAGAATGAATGGGAGTATTTTTTTCATGGGTTACTTGGTTTTGAATTGACAAGATTTTATGTACTTGCAAAATTCATTATGGGAGTTGCAAAAAACTTCACGGGTAATAAAGTTCTTTTCTCCGTTTTCGCAATTTTGCTTTTCGGGGTATTTTGGTATTTCTCTCATGGGTGAATGATGTATTCGACTTCGTTCATTAGGTTATCTAGTTCCTTTTTCGCAGCATCTAAATCCGCGTATGCTGGCTTGCGGTTGTAGCCTTCGCCTGAGGATAAATAAGTGCGCTCTGTCACTCTTTCCCACCACGTATAAAACAAAAATCTTCTTTTAACTTGGATATAGAAAACTGTCGAGCCTATACGGCTATTCCTTTCTTCAATTATTCTGTAGGTTTTCATGGGTTACTTCGTTTTGAGTTCGTTGTATTTTTTGATGACTGTAGAAAATGCCCAATTCAGTTCATCTGGTTCATGCTTGAATCTCTCCATTTGAGTTTCCAACCACTCTAAGAACTTGTCCTCGACCATTTCGGTGGGTTCAACGATATGATTAACCTTCTTCGCTTGTTCAATTTTCCTTAACGCTTGTTGGGCTGCTTCTTCAATGGGTGTTTGATCCACGTCGATGTAATCAACTGGTAAGTATCTGTCGGGGTTTGTATCTTTGACACAAACTTCCAACCAATAATTTTCACCTTCTTGTGTTAGCGTCCAATCGAATAAATTAGATACTGACTGCACACCATTATATTTCCAATATGGCTGCTCCTCACACGCCCTTAGCGCCCTAGCCTTAACCTTTCCTTCGAGGTTGGCCTCGATCCATTCTTTGCTTGTCATGCGTTTTGAAGTGTTAAAGGTTCGTTGTAGTCTTTAAATTTTCCAAGATCCAATCCATTGCGAATTGTGCCTATCACAAAATCTTTGTCACTTGAATATATAACAACCCCTGTGTTATTTGAATTAGCAAGAACTATTACGTCATAAACGGTGTGTTTTATTAATTTCGGAAACTCTTTCTCCTGCGCTTTAGATTCGCCAATCGTTGTTTTAATTGCCATTGTTTTATTTGGTTTTTCTTTTGTTTACAAATTCGCAGTCTTGGCCGACCACGTGACGCCCGTACCAAGTGTGAGACCAAATGCTGATGATGCCTTGATCGTCTTTGAGGTACTTCCAAACCTCGTGGGTTGAATCATCGGTGAAGTTGCGGATGAATAGTGAGTAGGTCATGGGGTGTTCAGGATTCATTCACGTCGATAGAATGTTGGCCACGCCATTGGTTATTACGTAATGAGTGCGGCAATATAAGCGGTGAAGTATTGATGGACTTATTGTTGCTTTTCCATTGCTAATTGACAAGCTCCATTCACCTTCTTTCACTGGTATCGGGGTTGACTGACCACACCCGCACGGACATAGATGATTCGTTGTTTTATACTCTTGAGAATAGTAGAGTTTACCGAATTCCATTTCATTGTAGCTCGGTATGAATTCCACTTGGACAAGTTCTAAGGGTACTCTGTTTAATGTTTTCATTCGTATATCGGTTTAGTTATTTGAATTCCTTTCGCACAGTGCCAGCGCCCATTCCTTTGGCACTACAGGATGTACACTGTTACCTATAAATTTCTTTTGGTCTGCCTGAGTGCCCTTCAGCTCGTATGATTCGGGAAATCCTTGAATCCGCTTCAATTCTACGATCTTGAGCATTCTCATTTTAATATCGGCAATGCCGTACATGGCCATGAATAATTTGATCTTTCGAACCACTGGCAAGTCCGTATCATAAACCACAATGCAAACCTCACCACTCTGAGCTTGCACGAGGTATGGTGGCATCTTGTCCATCCGCGCGATGAGCGTTGGATGAGGTCCATCAATGCTCGCCCCACGATTGAAGTATTGCGGATTCATGATGTAGTGCCACTTGCGATTTGCAGTGATAGTTGGAGCAGGTTCGTCTATCGATCTACCGGCATTGTTGAATTGCGTATCAATAAGTACCGGCGTCACCAGTGCCGATTTCGGGCAAGGCATCACCGTACCATGAGGATAATCAATTGAGCGGTGCTTTGTGCCACTTCCAAATTGTTGGTCCAAGAACTGCACATCTATCTTCGACATCGTGTCAGCACAGGTCAAAGTTGGAGCAGGTGCGTCAGTGCTGCGCAAGCTGTTCTCTTTGCCATAATATGCCCCGATGCATGTAACAACATTCGGCTGACGCTGACATGTGACCGTAGGCGCAGGGTCTTCGATTGAGTTAACACTATGTCGCATGTCACCATTGACAGCCATAGAATTGTACTTCACCAAAAATTCCATTTGACAAAGCGCATGGCTATCCTTTGTTTTAATCGTGCCACATGGCCCGTCAATCAAAATGTTTTTGCTCTCAGGTTGTCCGCTGAAATACTTGCAGATGAATTCCTTTTGGCCCATTCCTGCAACGTATTTGATCAGCCCTGCAAGTATGCGCTCAAATGTTTTTTCGCTCCGTATCTTACCATTGGTGAAGATACTCGTGCCATGATCCTCCAAATCCAAACATGGCCTGCATGGCTCCCATTTTTTGAGCATTGAAAACATATCTGATTTACCAGGATTCTTGGCATGTGATGGATCCGGCCATGCGATAGTCAAATGTGGTTTCGCGAACAGACCAAACAATCTATTTCGTGAAGTGCGAGCGCCAAAATCAGCGGAATTCAACTGCCTCCAATCATCCCTGTATCCAATTTTGTTTACCTCATTTTTCCAACGTAACCAATCTTGTCCATTCAAGCGGCTAACTGGTTTGCCGGTATCATCCAATGGACCCCAACTCATGAACTCCACCACATTCTCAATCATTACCAAATCAGGATCAATGGCATGAATGTATCGGTGCAGATGATCTGCCAATGTTCTGCTGTCAGCATCGCGAGGTAGTCCACCTTTTGCTTTGCTGAAATTGGTACACTCCAACGAAGCCCATAGAGCAAGCGAAGCTGATGGATACTTCTTGCGCATCCGTTTGACCAATTGCACAAGATCAGTTAAGTCCAGCGTGCGTATATCCTCTTCATAATGCACAACATCAGGATGATTTATCCAATGGCTTTCAATGGCTTTTGGATCATGATTGACAGCTGCAATCACTTGTGCCAAACCTCCAGTCTGTTCGAATCCGATGGTAGTCCCACCCGCTCCGCAGAACAAATCCACGATCAACATCTTTGGTTGATTCTTGTTGTCTAGTCTAAAGTTTGTCATAGTTCGCCCACCTCCTTCACTTGCTCTCCATCTTCCGATGCCAAGGCAAGGGCGGCAAGCACAATCAAGCTTGCCACCCCACCTGAAAGGACCATCATGTCAGCGAATACAAATGCGCCAACAATGACAATTGATACTCCACTCATGCTGCTTCCTCCTTTATTAATTGCTCTAGGTCAGGCAGGTATAATTTGTATTCCCCATCAACAAGGGTGTAATTCGCGCTTTCGTCAGGAAACAACTCAAAGTACATTTCAAAGGCTTCCTTGCTGAATGGTTTTGGAATATCTGTTTCAATTACGTCACCATTCCAATAGGTTGTAGCGCTTGCGAATGAGCCCGCCTTGGTAGCAACAACAATGTGCTCTAAATTTTGGTCCTTGTGTTTACGCGAAAGGATGCGCGCAAAGTTTTGGTACTGATCATCGTTTCCATTGATGACCATTTCGATATTCGAAGATGGCCCGATGGTTGAAATTTTGTGTCTGTATTCCATGGGTTAGTTCCAATTTTTAATGAATTGATCCACTTTTACTTCGAGAGTTCTCGACTCTGCGAGGTCGCTAGATTTGCGATCTTTGAAGTATCGCTTTTGCGCATCTCTCATTTGCTCTGTGAGCTTGATGAATTGCTCAAAGTTTTTAGCAAGCATGTCAAGTGCTGCCTGCTCTGTTGATTGTGTTTCTTGTGCCATTGTGATTTATGTTAAGCCACCGACCTTTTCAGATCGGTGGCGTTTGATTATTACCATGCGTATGAGTCAGCAATCAACTCTTCACGCTCTCTTCTGTCAACTTCGCAATCGAATGACACTTCACTGACGATTAAATCGTACTGAGATTGAAGATTTTCAAACTCTTCACCTACGAACTCAACCTCATTGCCGTCTTTATCAGTATCCATCAACTCTACTTTCAATCCTTCTGATTCATTCCAAATAACCAAGCACTGCTCTCCATTGTGGTAAATCGACTCACTTACTAGTCCGTTGAATTCACCGCAACAGTGTTCTGCAACAGCCTCTTCAAGTTGACCCTTGATTTTCGCTGCCATTTCCTTTGTTAATTCTACTTTTTTCATTTCCGATTGATTTATGTATTAAAAAGATCTAATTGTTTTGCTTCCTTTCTCTCGCTACGCTGCCAATCATCAGTGGCGTAGCTCGCTTCTTTCTTGCATCTCACACAATGGAAATGACCTTCTAGGAAAGTCAACCCATACATTGATTTAGGACGGTAGCAACTTGTACAGCCACAGTTCTCGCATTTGAAATGCTGCGAACGATTATCGCCACTACGAATGTGAACAGAAACACGAGGGCTATAAATCCGAATAGACCCGCGTAGAATTGAAGTAGATCGTTCATGGATGCTCTTTTTTAAGTTCATCGCGAACCTCGTCCATTCTGGTCAACATAAAATCATTCACCGACACATATTCGACTGCTTTGTAAACCTTGCAATTAACGCCTCCAAATTGTTTGGTCGGTAGTTTATCCCACTCAGACAAGAATAATTGAAACGCGTCTGGTTTGCGTTCGAATTTCGGCATCTGTTCAACTTCTTTGTGCGTCAACTTGTCGCTAACCTCGGTTAAAATCTTCTGCATTGGCTCGGTTTGGAATAGTTCGTAGATGTTATTCTGCTGCGAATTATCGCGCTGCCGTGCTATTGCCGTGTCGCGTTCGATCATGTACTTGCGTAAGAATCCAAATACCATTGGCTCGTCCAAGCGGTTGTAAAACTCTCCGTAATGTCCGCACACTGCGTTGTTGAAGCACACTGCGAAGTCGTTAATTCGAAACATATAGAATTCATTTGAATCGACAATTGATTCCGCGCACATCCCAATCTGAATCTCGCTCATATTGCGATCAATGTTCAGTCGATTTCTGAAATCAGTCAACAACTTGATGATCGACAAAATCGTTGTTGGTTTGTTGTCCTTGCGCAGTTTGGCTAGCGAAGGCGTGTTCTCCAAAATTACGTTTGAGATAGTCAGCGGCTGCCCCTTCGAAGGTGACGGGTTGCTTTGATTTTGATTTGCTTGCGCCAACCGACTTGCATTCTGCAATGATGTTTGTGAATTGTCCATTGATTTGGGATAATTTGGTTAACTTTTGATTGAATTCTGACCACTTTGGAAAGTTGGCAAGGGTGTAATTCCATCCACTCATAACTTTCTCGTGATCAGTCGCGGTGCTTATGTGCCCATCGCGCTTGGCTTTTTCGTTTATCTGGAATAATAATTTCTTTGCAATCTGTACAAGCGCTGCCCGTTCGCGACCATCCGCGTAGTACGAGATCGAATGCATCTTCGTGAGGTGGTCGGACCAAGCCGCCTCCATGTCCACAATCGGTGCGTCACTTTTCTTTTTTGCCGAAACTTTTTTCTTTTCGGTAATTTTTTCAGTATTTGAAATTGGAGTTTCATTTTTAGAATCAATTGAAAAACCATCAGTCGAATCAGAGTCAAATTTATTTGGCTCAATAATGTTTGTGGTTTGTGGTTTGTGGTTTGTAGTTTTAGAATATGTCAAGTGCTTTGCATCGTGGTTGGCAAGTGCTTTATCAAGTGCTTTATCAAGTGCTTTATCAAATTTTGATAGGGCAACTATATTGCATTGGTGTTGGTTCTTTGATTTCACAACCACTTCAACGAATCCCCATTGAACTAAATCGTTGAATGTTTTCGTGTAAGTGTTATGACTCTTACAACTCATTCCCGCCATGCACTCAGTCGATGTGATTTGGAAGTGATCTATCCATCCGAGCCTATTATTTATCTCGATCAGAAAAACATATAACGCAGTATGATTTGCGCTGACTATTAAGCAATTTTCAAAAGCAAAATCAAACCATTGTCTAGTCAATCCGTATCCGTTCGGTTTTTTGCTCATTTTTTATCAATAAAAAACCCATAGGGGTCGGAATGCAGCTCCTCGCCCTATGGGGTTAAAATTTCATAGTGTGTTCAAACGCTGCATGGATGAACACGACAAATATACACTAAAATTCTACCAAGGCAACAATTCGCCTACTACTTCTTCGGGGTCCAGACAAACTCGTTCTGGCGTACCATGCAGCTCGTAGTAGTACGGCTGAACTTGAATTGACTTGATTTCAAACGTGCATTCAGATTTGATATCGAACCAACGTGTACCTCCTTCGCCCCAATAGCGACCTACGATTTCACCGCAATAGCAACCTGGGGTTGGTGTCGGAGTGGGTTCGATTTCTTCGCGTAGTTCGTTTTGAGAGCAGGACGCAAGGGCCAGGGCCAAAAGCAAAAGTGTATTTTTCATTTTACGAATTTAACAAATTTCTGTTTATTTCTTTCCTTTCTTTCGCGCTTGTCATTCCATTTGACCTCGTGTATCTAGCTACTACCCTTGTCAATCGTTCGTTGTCGTGGGGATTTAGTTGCTCACAAAGGTCGTTCAGCACACGGACAATTAGCGGGTCGTTTAATTCAATAAAAGTTCGAATACATTTGTCTGCGTGTATTACCGTTGCGTGATTTAATGGATTCAATAATGATGCCCCAATTTGATTTAACGACCAATTCGTTGAATATTTTAGAGCGAACATATATAGCATTCTAGGTATTACGTGTTCGCGCTTTCGGCACTTGATGCCCCATATTTTCATTGGGCCATACTCTTTTTCTAAAAATGCGATCACTACATTGCGTATCATTGCGTTAAGGATTGGCGTATTTTCAATGGCCCTATATCCATTTCCTTTGGCTTTTATGACGTCATTGATTCCAATGGCTAGGTACTTTTTTCCATCGAAAAACAATCGCATGGCGCTAGGTGTCGAGCCGTTGTACACCGCGACCTCTCCAACTTCTGTGAGGTCTTCGATTGCAATATCAAATAGGTCACTCATCGCCTACCCCCTTTATAACAATAGATTCAATATCTATTTTCGACCGCTTGCACATTTTGACAATGGCCGCCCATCGGATTCGGTCGGGGTTCTTGAAATCTCTAAGCGCTATTGGATAGCTGACTTTATGTTTTCTGGAGTATTCCGCGATCGATCCATACGTGAATATCATCAGATCGCGTATCGGGTGTTTTGGGTTTTTCATGATAACTTGGATTTATGGTGAGTAATAATCCGCTCCATAGCGCGCGAATAGTAACGGGCGAAGGTTGTGAAGCCTTGGTTGTCCATTTCCCAATTGCGATAAAGCACACCGCGCAGCCTTTGTGAATCGGACTTGAAACCTTCGTTCGTGTCGGCCTTTAGAGATTCGATCCTTTTCGTTTCATCCACATTGAACGATTCACCATTGAACGCCAACCATCCGAATTTCTCGGTATCGGATAAGAGTTGCCCCGCTTGTGACGGGGACAACTCGTTAGTTCCGAATATCAATTTCAACGTGCGATCCTTACGGGTAGCAACGGATTCGAGTATTGCGGGTATCGTAATCATTTTGCTAGTGTGATTTTGATACCAGTGGTACTTCGTTTAATCGGTGGGTACACCTCGCACATCTCCCCCGTTTCGGGATCAACGAATTCAGTTTTACCTTTAATCGATTTGAGCCATGCCTGCGCTGCTTTCGCTTGCTCAGAATACTCAGTGATCGAAGTTTCGATTCTTTGCAATGGCGGGTATCCGCATGGGGAAAAATCATACTTTGTTCCAAGTTCGGCAAGTTCAATCCGCGCGCCTTTGTAAGAAAAAGACTTTTCGCCATACTTCGCTGCCTCGTCTGCTGCTAATCGGTCGGCTACTTTTTTCACTTGGTCAATGGCAACCTCCATTTGTTTGAGCGCGATCTTAACGTCTAAGGCGTTGATCTCGTCATCTTGAAGTTGACGCACCACCTCGGATGCGTCAACTATTTTTCCATCCATTACAATCATGACTGCACCCCCTTAGCGAATGGGTCACCACCCGTGAATAAAGCATCCAAGTTTATGTAGGTCGCAAGCATCGCGGCCTCCATTTCTTCGGAAATTTTCCGATGTGGCTTCGGATTCACCACGTACTTTGTATCCTTTTCCTGCCCAGACTTGGTGACACAAATGTCGTAGTCAAACGGACTGCCCCAATCGGGATCTTTTGCTAGGGTTTGGATCCCTGCCTGGATCCCCGCTTGTGTGATTTCCAAGATCATTAGTGACTTGGAATCCTCGGACCAAACAACCATTGCCCAAAAATGTTTGACGGGCTTTGCGGGGTTGAATGGTGCGGGCTTTGGCTCATTGTGACGTATTCGGATAGGCTTGTTGTCTGATCCCCAATCCAACCAACCTAGTACGGGCTTGGATAAGATTCTGAATCTGTTGTCGCCTTGTTGAAATTTAAGGTAGTTACCTCCCCCGCCCTTGGGTGCTTCGTAATTTTCGGGCAAAAATGAATCGCTCATTTGTTTGAATTTTGATTGTTAATATAAATTGAATTGAAATACTCTTGTTCGGCTATTGTTGCATCGCGCTGCATTTCTTCATCGCGCAAGAATGTGAATAACTCCTTTGATCTGCTCATGATCTTATTTTTGTAAAACGTGAATATTCAGTGATTTGGGTTTCGATTTTCTCGCGGTTGATGTGAACGAAGCAATACCTAAATTGCAGGTGGTTGTAGGATCTATCACCATCGTTATCGCGGTAGTGTTCGAATTCGAAGCGCAGTGTCAACATACCGGTTGGCACGTATTCAATGTGCATATCATGCCTGCAAAGTGCTTCTAGTTGTTGTCGTGAATACAATCCTACGAGTGTTTTTGAATTGACGTGGGCGAATTCCTTCTCTCCCTCAGTCATTGGTCGCAGGTGCTTAGGCCCTGCTTTGAATTGCTTATGGAGTAGCTGCTGCCATGCGTTGAATCCAGATTGCGGATGGATTGACACGGATGACTGAACTCTAATCATTGGTACCTCCTTCATCGTTTACAAGGTCTTGGTGTAACTTGATTGCTTTGAGTGCGAATTTGAGCGCCTTGGCATCCTTTTCACAAGCCACGCGGGCTATTGGTGTAGTCCAATCGGTGCAGCCTTCGCTTAGTTTCTTGTCGCAGTAGGCCACTTGGTCGACCGCTTCTTTAAGCAACGATTCTACGTGTGCAATTTTTTCTAAATTTGTCATATAAATAAGTATTAATTGATTTTTGTACGCCCAAACCCCGCATTTGTTTCAGTGCGGGGCGGGCGGTGTGGTTGGAATGTGTTAATTCTGAAGAAACAATTCTGCTTCTTCGCGAGTGAAGTCGAACGAACCAACTTCATTGGTCAATTCTTGGTCAGAAAAAAGGCTGAAAGCACCGCACACAGACCAGTGGCGGTAGAGATGATAAGTTGAACCATTAAAGTTCACAGTTCCTCTATATGTGTTCTCATATTCGCCGCCCATTGCGCCGCCTGATTCCCATGAGTAATTAACATCAAGGCCACTACCGATGATAACTGCTTGGTTGTTTTCTGTGTCAAAATTAATTGATTCGAGTTTGATGTAGTTTGTCATTGTGTTTTGAATTTATTGTGTATCTTTGTTTGACTTAGCAAATATATGTAAACTATTTGATATATACCAAATATTTTACAATAAAAAGTAAAAATAATTTTTTGAGCGTTGATAATCAAATAGTTGAGCATTATAAAAAATGGCGAAAGTTAGCGATTCAGCTATTGAATTACGATCGCGGTAACGATTTAGTGGGTGAAGTGTTGACGTACCTATTGACCAACCACCGAGAAAAGCTGGAAGGGTTGGCCGCCCGAGGGGAACTGGACAGGTATGTATGTAAGTACATAAGGATGGAGGCAATCAACTTCGAACGCAACAAGTCGCTACCGTTGTTTGACATGGCAGACGAGCCGAGCGCGATAGATGAACAAGCGATCGTGGACCAACGCAAGCAGCTAGATACCGCGATGTTATACTTAACGTATGGAGATCGGGCCTTGATTCGTTACTACATGGATGGTCATGGTACGATAAGGCAATTGGCCGAGGCAACGGGCGAAGATTACGAATACCTTCGGAAGAAATTCGAGGGAGCAAAAAAACGATTAAAGAAACAGATATGGCTTATTCAGTCCTAGTGTCGGAAAAAATACACGCGGAGCGAATCGGTATCTGCGAGGCTTGTAAGTGGTTCAAGAAGTCCACTAAGTCATGCGGCACACTTATCGCGGCTGCATTTCAGAGGCCCGTTGAAGACGTTGAAGCGATCATGATTAAAGAGAATCGCGTCAAACACTACAAGAAGCCCGTGCAGTTGTGCGGGTGTCGGATGGATGTTAAGACCAAGTTTGCCTGGGCGAGTTGCCCCGCTGAAAAATGGTTGCCCGTTCGAATTAACAAGGATGAATTGATTGAGTTGAAAGCATTGGCCAAATATTTAAAGGGCCGTGGATCGTTCAATTCGAATGAGGAAGTTTTTCAAAAGTTCCTTATATTTATGCGCAAGTTAACGGGCGAAAATGTTCAGTTCAAAGGCTGCAATAGCTGTATGCGAGACCTTATTACCCTAGCTGAACAATCGGTCCAAGACATTGAAGATTGAAACAATTTAACAAATCAAATATGAAACCACACATTAAAATCGTTGATTCATTCGTTCGACCATTCAGAGGAGAGGGATCAGCGCGCAAAGTCAAAGGCTACCGAGTTCAGCTAATAGCTGGCAATGGTGAAATTCTCCAACACTCCGAGCAACTCGAATCGGTCAAGGCCGTGAAGAAACACATCGAGGCGCTAGGGAAGGTCTTCGCGATCACTGCGGCATGGGAGCTTTATTCCATTGTGAAGATTGTTGACCAAACGAAAGAGAAAGTGTGGAAAAATCCGTTTGATAAATGAAAGCAACACACACACCAACAGGTCAAGTAGTCGAGGTGATTCAATGGAATAGGTCAAACTTCAAGCCTATTTGGGATTTAACCAATGGGCAAGTTCAGCAACTCAAAGATGGCACGCTAGGGCTACGAATTAAGGGTTCGTTGTGGCCCGTTTCGATTGGTGAATACATCATCAAGACAAACGACGGACAATTGCACGTTCATTCGGCTAGATATTTTGAGGGATATTATGTGCCTCGGTTAAGTTTAGCCACCGATGAAATACCAATGAAATAAGAGAAAAGTGTTTTTTTTGAACTTACGAAATTGACAATATAAAAATGGCTGACAAAAAAGTGATGTTGAAAGCACTAAGCAAGTCGCGAGGTATTGTTTCGACTGCTGCTGAGTCCGCTAACATAAGTCGGCAGACGCATTATGAGTGGCTCAAAGAAGATCCCGAATACAAAGCAGCGGTTGACGCAATCAATGAGGCTACGATCGACTTCGTGGAATCGAAACTTATGCAGTTGATTGACGGTCCGACACGCGAGGTTGTCACTCAAATGGGAATCGAAACAATCAAAGAGCCACCAGTTACCGCTGCTGCAATTTTCTACTTGAAAACAAAAGGCAAGTCACGCGGTTACGTTGAACGCCAAGAGATCACGGGCGCGGAAGGTGGACCAATTCAATTCATCGATGGCGATGTTTAATACCAATTTTCAAAACACAAGCTTATCTACGCATGACCAAGGCAATCAAAACAGAATCGCGCACGTTTGAAATTCCGATTTCATTCGACAAGGTCACGTTAGGCCAATGCGTGAAATGGCAAAACGCGGAAAACCTTGCGCAAAAATGCTCGGCCGCATTGAGCTGTGACGTAAAAGATTGTTTGACCTTGCGGCCGCAGGACATGAGGCTGATTGTTGATGGGTTCACGATGGTTATTGAAAACGAGTTAAGCAGGCACGAGAAAATCGTTCATCTGAACGGCAACAAGTACGGATTTATTCCGCGCATTAATGAAATTTCAATCGGTGAATACATCGAGTTAGATGAGGCCAACAAGGCAGCGTTCAATAATGAACAATGGGAGAAGTTGATCGACCTCATGGCGGTGCTTTATCGACCCGTGACTTTGGCTATTGGTGACCACTACCGCGTTGAGGCACACACGAGCCGAGAGGCTATTGAAAATCGAAAGGATATTGAACAATTACCCATGTCAATAGTGAGCGGTGCGCTGCTTTTTTTTTCGACTATCGAACAAGAACTATTTCAAAATTCCCTCAAGTATTTGACAATGACATCGAGGAAGTTTACGAAGGAGATGAACCAAGCGATGAGGATTTCAACCTAAACAAATGGGGTTGGTGGCACGTCCTCGAAACGATTGCGGGCCGTGACCTTACGAAGTTCGAACAAGTGACTAAACTACAAGCATGGGAAGTGTTTACGCACATGACCTACTTAAACCAATTCAACGCTAATGAGCAGCATAACATACGCAAGCTACAACGTAATTATAGATAGGCTTCGGGCCTTCGCTAATGGGCATCTGATGATTAATTCATTCAGTCATGGCCCTATTTCTTTGGTTGATCTACCGAAGGATAAAATGTACCCAGCTATGCACGTTGTGCCGAGTGAGATAACGATTGCTAATGGCCAACGCACCTATGGTTTTGATGTTGTTTTCTTTGACAAGCCACGGGCGCACGAAGATGAACCCGAATACCAACGCGAGGTCATAAGCGACTGCATTAGGTTAGCCGAAGATTTGTTGAACGAGTTGATGTTGGGCCGCACGTTGTTCGGTTCGGACGTTTATGTGGGCGAGGATAATTCCATTGCTCCGTTCATTGAATACTATTCGCAAGTTGTCACGGGTGTAACATTGTCGGGTATTCAGATACTCGTACCCAACGATTGGAATGCTTGTGATATTCCCGCGGATTGGTCGGTTGGCGGAACTTCCACTGGCGGTAATGGTTCACGTTTGGGGTTGTTGCTTCAAGTGAATGGGGTGGATAATGCGGTTCAAAACATTCTCGACTTAGTTCAGGGCTCGAATATTACGATCACTGACTTAGGTGATGGAAGGGCTCGCATAAGCGCATCGGGTAGCGGTGGCGGTGGTGCGGATTGGGGCGCGATAGGAGGAACTTTGAGCGATCAAACGGACTTACAAGCGGCACTCGATGCACGGGCAACAGATGCAGAGTTGACCACAGAAATCAATGCGAGGATTGCGGGAGACGCAACCAATGCGAGCGCGATCACATCCGAAGCAAGCACACGGGTGAATGCAGATGCAGCACTTCAATTTTCGATTGACACGCTAGATTCAGAGTTGAACACCGAAACAACGGCAAGGTTAGCGGGTGACGCAACGAACGCGGCTGACATAAGCGCGGAGGCAACGGCAAGGGCTAATGCAGATACCACTTTGAATACTGCAATTAGCGGGGTAGCTAGTGATTTAACCACGCATGAAGCAGACACGAACAATCCTCATTCGGTCACTAAGGCGCAAGTGGGTTTGTCGAATGTTGATAATACGTCAGACGCCAACAAGCCGATTTCAGACGCGACACAAACGGCTTTGGATGCAAAGCAAGATGAACTTGTAAGCGGCACGAATATCAAAACGATAAACGGGGTATCGGTATTGGGTAGTGGTGGCTTGGTTATTGCGGCCAATGCTACCCAAGCAATTCGCGCAACGTCCACGGGTGTTACTATTGCAGCGTCAAGTGGTGATCGTTATTTGACCTTAACGAGTTTCGCGAATACGGCCACCGAAAATGTCGCAAGTATCGCGGCCGAAAGCGCAATGACGTTTACAAAGATTTTGGTTCGCACAACAACCACCCAAAGCGCCACGGGTTCACTTGTTTTCACACTTCGAAAAAATGGAGTTGACACCGCGATTGTTTTAACGATTGCAGCGGGTTCGGTCGCGGGAACTTATAGCGCCACGGGTTCGGTGGCATTTGCGCAAGGGGATTTGATTTCGTTGAAGGTGCGCAACAACGCCACGGCAACGAGCGCGAACATCGTTCAAATGAGTAACGTGTATTCGGCATGATAGAGCAATTCGCACAACGAGTAATTGAACGTGCACAAAGAAATTTGGGCGCAACACGCAAGGTTCGTGGCAAGAGTGTGCGTAGGGTAAGCAGCGGTAGGCTTAAGGATTCGTTGACTTTTACAATCAACTACAAGGCACGATCAACTGAGATTCTTTTCGGTGCGAGTGGTGAAGCGAAAAAGTACGCGGACATTATTGATGAAGGTAGAAAGCCCAATTCAAAGATGCCACCCGTTTCAGCTATTGAAAAGTGGATGCGTGAGAAGCCTTTGAAATTACGTGGCCCAAAAGGAGGGTTTGTTAAGACAACTCCAGAAGGTTTGAGAAGTGCAGCGTTCGCGATTGCACGGGCTATCGGTAAGCGGGGTATCGTTGGTATTCATTATTTCACCGAGGCAATAGAAGACGAGTTAAGTGATGCGGGCGAAGATTTCACGGATCAACTAGTTAAGGATTTACAGATAAAAATTGACAAAATAGTATGGCAATAACAATTGAACAGCAGCCTGCTTTGCATAGCGCGATCGGGTCGAAGTTGATAATAAGAGCAACAAGCACTAACACAGGCAACGATGGGTTTATGTATGTTGTTGAGGTGTCAATCTCAGGTATTGGAGCATTCACGTATTTAATTGCGCAAAACCCTTATGGAAATTTGATATTTGATCCAAGAGAAACTATTGCTCCATACATCCGAAACAATGTAACTCAGGTCAATGAAACTGCATTAGGATCAATTCATTCTTATGCTGGAAGTCAGATTGGAACACAAGAAAATGTTGATCTATTATTGAATAATGCGGGTCAATTATCTTGCCTTGTGAACATCAAAGAAGGATGGACTATTGATGGCGAATTTGTGGTTGATGAAGATTCAATTGTGTCGAGCGAAAACCTAATGTTATACAATGCCAACCTTTCATTGCAATACGGATTGAATTATGACTACTTAGATTCAATCGGATATAATGAAGGTGTAAACTCATTAATCATGTCCGACCGACTACATTCAACTCATAATTGGGTAGAGGCTGCGAGTGTTGGGTTAATAGCGAACGATCCTATTTATATTCCAACTTACGAGAGTGATTGGGGAGTGTTTTGTATCAAAGAATATTCAGATGAAGGGGCGGTTATTAACGCTCACTTTGTAAAGGTTTCAATTCTACCTTCTAGTGGATCACCCGTTCAAATGACAATACCATTACCAATTAATAGTAATTACTTAAACTGCGGAATCTACCCCGCCAACCTTAACGCATCAACTATCGTGGGAATTCCAAAACCACAAGACTACCCAGATTGGAAAGCGATCTACTTTCAAGTTCTTGACGATACTGAAGCGATCACATCCAAAACATACATCATGTACAACGCGGAAAAATACGGCAAGTGCTTGGGTGTATTCGAAAAGGTACGCCTAGCATGGGTTGGACGTCGTGGTGGTTGGGAGTATTTCAACTTCACAAAAGAAAGTCAAAAGGAAATTGTCACAGAAAAGAAAATCGCACAACGTCCGATCGGTAATTATGGTGTTGCGGGTAGTTCGGGTTCGTATGGTGAGAACTTCTTTTTCAATCTACATGATGAATCCGAAATAGTCACAGATATGAAGGTCGATTTGTATCTAAACGCCACTAGCGATTGGTTAACCGATGGTGAGTTTGAATTCATGAAAGGACTATTCATGTCCAAACAAGTTCACTGGGTTCATGATGATGGTACGCACACACCTGTCATAGTTCAGGCTGACGGGTACAAGATCCAACGACAATTCAGCGGCAATAAGAAATTCAACCAAAATATCAAAGTTAAAATCGCACAAGAACAATTTAACTAATGGTACTACTTACCTGCTCACTTGATGATGGAACAAGCGTAGTTCTCGACCTTTATCCAAATGAAAAGGTCGCAATGAACTACGCATTCACCGACCCCGCCAAACTCGCCACCGATGGTAGTTTTTCGCAGGTCTTTCGAATACCCGGCAGTGATCGCAACCTTGCGTTCTTCGGACTGCTTTCAAACGTCAACATCATTACTGAATTCTCATTTCACAAAAAGGTCAAGGCCACGCTAACAATCGACACGATACCCGTTAGCGTTGGCCACGTTCAAGTATTACGAGCGTTCCGAACCGAAACGGGGTATTCAGAAATAGAGATAAACTTCTATGCAGAAACACCCGACCTTACCCGTGAATTAGGATCGAAGATGCTCAGTGAATTGGACTACTCCGACCTAGCCCACGACATGACGTATCAAAACATTGTCGATGGTGGAGCAGGTGGAATTTGGCACTATGGATTAATCGACCGAGGGTATAAATTATCGGAACAAGGGGAGGTGGGAACACGACCCGTTGTGTCAACTGTCAATCCAATTTTCCCAAGCGAAATGAGTTTGATGATCCGTGAAATGTGGATCTTTGACAAGATAATTCGAGAGGCAGGATTCACGTATGCAACGGCCGACATTCAGCCTAAAATGGAATCGGTGTTTGTGCCCTACGTAAATTCAAAATGGAACAAGGCCACGACCTTACCCGCGCAATATTTATTCAGTGCATACCTTACCTCTGACTTATCGGTGGCGGCAGGTGCTGCAACAATCGTAACGGGAATGACTGAAACACTAGATGCAAATGGTGACTTCAATTCAACCACGGGCGTGTATGTTGCTCCATTCACGGGTTACTTTACATTCAGACTTTGGGCCACAAATGACCCGACTACATCGAGTGCCGTGCCTGCAAATTACAGACGCATGAGGCTGCTCGACAACACCACGGGTACATCTTTGTATTCGCAGTTGTCAACCCCACAAAACGGCACGTTAACGAAGAATTTACAATCAAATGACGTGACCTTGTTCCTAGATAGCGGCGCAGAGGTCGTGATGGAAGTTTACAATCAAGTAGCAGGCACATTCGATGCAGGCGGTGACTTCGCAACGGGTACGGGTTGGTCACTCGTCAACACTTCGGACGCACTTGCAGGGCTTACTATTGACATCGGAGGTAACGCACCAAAGGTTCGTCAGATTGATTTCATTTTGGACGTGTTAAAAAAGTATAATCTCGTGTGCATCCCCGACCGCAACATCCCGAAAAAGATATTTTTCCAACCATTTGGCGAATATGTGGGGAGTGGTGACACACTCGATTGGACGTTGAAACTAGACAATTCAAAAGACGTTGTAATTAGTCCGACTACCGACTACCAACGAAAGCAGATAGAGTTCACCTACTCGAAAGGATCGGATGCTGCGAGCGAATTATTCAGCAAAGAAGGAAAAAGGATTTATGGTGACTATAAAATCCAAGGCTACACCACCTCACCAACAGACCACGCGAACGATTTTGCCCAATCAACCGAGGTGCTAACGCTTACGGCTCAGTCAACACCATGCAATGCGATCAGTGGAACGGGTTTGGTCATTCCAAAATTCGTGGATTCAAGCGGTGAATTCGTAGAACCTGGACTTAGGTTTCTATATCCAGCGGCATCAACCAACATGATCGCACTTTACAACGAAGTGAGTGGTGTTGGTGAATTAACGAATGGTATTTACCTACCCAATCACTACTCAAATTCATTGGCAGACATCGGTGATGAAGATTTGAATTTTGCGCCCGAAACGCCATTACATACCATCATTGCGAATCCATTCAATAACTTATTCAACACGTACTACAAGCCGTATTTGAACGAACTTTATTCCGATAGCGCAAGGCGAATGGAATGTTTTATGCAGTTGAACATTAGTGACATCACGTCATTCAAATTTTCCGACCGCATATTCATTTTGGATTCATGGTGGAGGCTCTTAAAAATTTCGAACTTTGAAATTGGTGAACGTGCGAGTGTTCAATGCGAGTTCATCAAGTTGATAGATTCGCAGCTCGATTGCGATTCAACACCGATCCAAATAACGATTGCAGGCATAGTGCAATTCGAAGAGCCAAGTGGCGCGATAACTTTCGGCACTGAGGACTGCTGCAACAGATATGGCTATAATTGGAGCAGTGAGAATTCAAGGTGCTATGCGTTCGGTGGCGGTGGCGTTGAAAGGCCAAACGGAGTAACGACTGACATTGATGGCGCAAGTCAAGGGCTTTCATTCGATGGTAATTCTGGCGCGAACCGATACACGTTTCAAATGGTGAACAAGTCCGACATTTCACCCGACACATTATTTTCATTTGTCGCAGGTTCGGACATCACGATTGAAGATGGCAATGAACACGCGTTTGTTGCAGGCGAAAAGATTTATTTGAAGTCGAATAAACGAGGTGCTGCGGTAATAGGAAAAAATACCCGTGCATTGCATGGTGGCCTACACATGGGCGGTGGTTGGTTCGGTAATGACTACAATAAGCCAGACGCACAATCGCAGTACGGAGTAATTCAATACATCGGAGAGGGAGATTTTACCACGTTGTTAACGGAAATTCCAATACTAATTGAGGGTTACGAACATTTGAATATAGAAGAAGGCTCAACGATCAATTGCGTGTTGAACGTATCAGTCATGCAGTGGGATTCCATCGGTGAAATGGTAGATGATACACGTAGTTGTCAGTTCGCGTTCACGGCTTATAAAGTAGCGGGAGAGGCGAAGCAGTCAAGTGTGCACCAAGTGTTCGACTTTGGCGGGTTGCATCCTATATCATTAGAAATCGACACGACTACAAACGTAGAAGAACATCGTTTGAGTTTGTCAATGGCGGGGCTTGGCCATCCGTTTACCAACATCAAGATAGCAGCTAGTTTAATTTATACACAAATCAAAGAATGATAGGGTACGACAAAGATGCGATCGGTCGCATTATGAAAATGACCGAAGCAGGTGCGGAAGTGAGCAAGGAATTTGAGCGCAAGCACGAAAACTTTATTCCAAAATGGGTAGTTTGGGCTTGGTATATAAGTTATGGATTGTCCATTGCGCTAGTTGTGTGGGCATTTATTTACTCATATAATTCAATAGTAAATGGCTAATACATTCGTTGTCAAATTAAGTGTTGACGAAAGCGGCGCGGTTAATAACCTAGATAAGTTCACCAAAGAAGTTGAGGCCGCAAATAGCGCCACACTTTCGTTGAAGCAACAACTGCGACAAATGCAGGCGCAGCTTGCGGACATGGACCCAAGTGATGCAGGGTTCGAACAATTGAGTCAACAAGCGGGCCAGTTAAAGGACAAGATCAACGACGCTTCGGAGGCGGTAAGAGCCAACGCGGGTAATGCGTTCGAGGGACTAAGCAACAACGCATCAAATCTAACGGGTCGACTTGCGTCACTAGATTTCGAAGGTGTTGGTCAATCGGCAACCTCGATGGCGGGTAACTTGAAGAAAGTAAACTTCGGAGAATTCGCCACGGGAATAAAGTCAATGGGCGCTTCTTTGAAAGCGCTCGGTATTTCTTTGCTTGCAAATCCGATCTTCTTAATTGTTGCCGCATTGGTAGCCATAGGGGCAGCCATCAAATCGGGATTGGACCAACAACGAGTTGATGTTGATAATGCGAACAAAGCGATTGACGCAAGCAACGAACGCAGACACCGCGAAGAAAAGAAAAGGATCGCAGAAGCCCAAGGTAATGAGGCGAGGTTGTATGAGGTCAAACGCGATATTGCTCAAAAGGACATCAAAGACACCGAGGCAAAGATCAAGAATCTAACCACGCAGCAGAGGTCATTCTACGGCATAAGTGAAGAGCAAGAGCAGACACTTGACGAACTACGCAAGCAGCTAGCCAACCAACGCGTGGATTATGAAGTGGAGGCTATCAACCGAATGAACGCTCTGAATGCTGCACGGGTGGAGCTTCAAACGAGGTTCGAAAATATCGGATTGAATTCGCGTCAGTTGACTGAAAAAGAAATGGACGCAAGTTTCAAAAGAGAAACCGAATCGCTACTCGCGAAGGGTGCGACTGAGGAAGAACTTTACAAACTTGACGCGATTTACGAGGACAAAAAGAACGCGCTGCATCGGCAATATGAGGCCGAAGATCAAGCGGCCGTTAATGCCGCGAATGAAAAACGCAAAGCCGCATCACTTGCGCGAAAGGATGCAGAAGCGAAAATACTAGCGGAACAAGCGAAGATTAAGGAGGATGCACTACGCCTTGAAATTGAGCAGGAACGAAACGCACAAGCAGAGTTACAACGCATCTTAACGGAAATGGATGCAGCCGAACAATTGGCTTTTGAAAATCAATTGAAACGTGACCGCGAAGAAGTGGAATCAGAACGGGCGGCCAATGCAGAGATTGATCGAATGACTGCTGAAATGGATGCAGACCAAGCTGCTCAAGAACAAGCCGAAATTGAGCGCAAGAAAAAGAACCAAGAGAACACGTTGTCCGTTGCTTCAAGTGGGCTTAACGCACTATCACAATTAACTGAGGCGTTCGCGGGCAAATCCAAGAAGCAGCAGGAACGAGCGTTCAAGATCAATAAGGCCATCAACATTGCATCCGCGTTGATTGACACGTACAAGTCAGCAACTGCAGCACTCGCAACATACCCACCTCCATTCGGTGCAATCGCGGCAGGTGCATCCATCGCGGTTGGACTTGCGAACGTGGCAAAGATTAAAGCGCAACAATTCAATGGCGGTGGTGGTGGCGGTGGATCGGTTAGCGTTGGCAGCGGTGGCGGTTCGTCACTCGGTGGCGGTGGTAGCAATGCAGCGGCAGGCAACCCAACATTCAATCCACTCAACACGGCCTTCTTGCAGAATCGACCACCACAACCGGCACAAGCCTATGTGATCGCGGGCAATGTTTCAAATGCACAAGATGCGAACGCGAAGATCAAAAATTTAGCACGACTAGGATAATTAATACAAAAAAAAGGGTCTGAAAATTAGACCCCTAAACTATATTTGACCGATGGAAAACAAGCCAATGAAAAAAATAGTTTTCACGATTGATGATATGTACGAGGGTATCTATGCTTTGTCAATCGTCAATCAACCTGCAATCGAGGCTAATTTTGTAGCGTTGTCGAAGAACAATGTGATGTTGAAAGTTGATGAGGAACGAAAAATGTTATTCGGCCCCGTGCTTATTCCAGACAAGGAAATTCTACGCATTGACGAAAAAACGGGAGAGGAATATGTAATCGTTTTCCCTGCTGAAACAATCGTGATGGCGCAACAAATGTTTTTCAAAAAGTCGCACCAAAATGACCACACCTATGAGCATCAGTTTAAGATCGAAGGTTTGACAGTCGTAGAAAGTTGGATCAAAGAAAGCGAGCAGGACAAATCTGTTCACTTAGGATTCGACTTACCGATTGGCACACTTTTCTTTGGTACGAAAGTCGAGAACGAGGATGCTTGGGATCGTGTGAAAAGCGGTGAAGTGAAGGGATTCAGTATAGAGGGGTCGTTCGCAGAATTGTCAAAGCACGTTGATGTTGTCGCAGAAATTGAAAGTTTAATTAAATCAAATCAAATATGAAAACAACTTTAGAAAGGTTAGGAATCCCTAGCGAATTGGGGTATTTTGATGGCATCGTTCAATTTAAGGAATCGGCAAAGCCCGTGTTTCGAAAAATCGTTGATCGCAAGTATGATAGAACGCAGCGCAAATGGGTGGAAACGCTCAAATCTTTTGACGTGTACGCGAAGGTATCGACCACGCCACAAGGGTTGAATAAGCGGGAAGCATTGAACTTCTTGAACGACATGATCCACGGACATCAATTCGAAATTGTGGACGCCAACAACCTTGTAAAGCCACGAAAAGAGGTGACAATTGAAGTCGGGCCACAAGCAGGCAATACTTTTTGGATTAAAGGCCAACACATTGAACTTGGCAATGCAGGATTGAAGTGGACAACCGATTCAGTCTATATGAATGCCGAAGCATATGGATCACCGAGCGAAGGATGGGCGTATTTTGAAGTCGAAGAAACCACCAATTTCCACATGACCAACACGGTCAATGGCGTGCCAACAACGACAATTAAGACAGTTCGACACCGAGTGAATAGAAAGTTCACACACGATGAATTAGAGGCGCTTGGGTACACTGACGAATACTTGTCTTCATTGGCTTATTCACGTTACACATTAGCCAAACCCGACACGAGTGTGTTCTTGACAAATGTATCAACCGACCTAGAGCAGTTGGATGAAAATGTTTATTGGCCAAACGCTTATTTCAATTACCGCGATGATAGCACCTTTGATTTTACAAAGTTGATCCCTCACTACGCGAATAGAGTTCCCGACTTCATATTCAGAATTCGCGCCTACAACGATTCAACAAATGCGGACTATCCTGCGCCAAATTATGGCGGCATGGGCAACTTCGGTAAGGCGATGGATTTACCTTTCGAAAACGAAACGGCTAAACCTATCCGTGTTGAATGGGGTGCTAATTTCGGGATTGAAAACACGGACACAGAATTGGTGGTTACATTCGCGGAAGGCAGTACGCGCGCGGCTCTTGGGCTATGTATCGAGTATAAACCACTTGATGGGAAGAAGATTGACAATGAAATTTACTTGGACGTGCGTACGGGAGAGGTAATTCATAGTATCTTTGACCTCGCATGAGTTAAGTGTTAATTGAATAGTATTTATTGTTTATTGTTAAAGCCATTCAAACGTGAGTGGCTTTTTCTTTTCTACACGTACGAATACTTCCCCGTTGAAGCGTTGACCTCGAAATACATT